TCCAAGTTATCACTGTACCGACAAGTGATACATTTACAATTACAATGGCCTCAAATGCAGGAACAACTGTAGCAGCAAGTGGCTCTGCAGAAGTTAACCCTTATGTTAAAATTGGATCTTTAAGTCAAACGTACGGGTTTGGATGGGGCACAGCTTTATGGGGTGGAGGACAACAAGTTTTTTCTACTTTAAACGGAGGTCTTAATGATGACACTGCAGGAACTGGCGGATCAGGAACATCAATTACATTAGCCTCAACTACAGGCTTTCCAACATCAGGAACAATTAAAGTTGGAGCTGAGTTTATATCTTACACTGGAACAACCACAACACAGCTGACTGGCATTACTAGGGCCGTAGCAGGAACGAGATCGGCACATTCTAGTGGTGCGGGTGTAGAATATTACACTGCGTGGGGTCAAGCCTCTTTATCACAAACCTTATCAATAGATCCAGCATCTTGGTCTTTGGATAACTTTGGAGAACAACTAATAGCTACAATTAAAAATGGAAAATCTTTTTCATGGAATCCAATCAATACAAATCCAAATGCATTACAAACAAGAGCTGCTGTTATTTCTAATGCTCCAACTGCATCAGTAATGTCATTAGTATCAGATAGAGATAGACATTTGTTTATGTTAGGAACTGAAACAACTATTGGAACACCTGGCACACAAGATAAATTATTTATAAGATTTTCAGATCAAGAAGATATAACCGATTATACACCTACTTCTGTTAACACTGCTGGTTTTTTTAGATTAGACTCAGGCACAAAAATTGTAGGAGCAGTTAAAGGCAAAGATTACACTTTTGTTTTAACAAACACTGCTGCCTATGTAATTCAGTTTGTTGGGCCACCTTTTATATTTTCTGTAAGACAAGTTGGGTCTAATTGTGGGGCAATAGGTCAACACTCTATTAAATATGTAAATGGTGCAGTTTATTGGATGGGTGAAGCAGGTGGTTTTTTTGTTTATGACGGAACCGTAAAAGCTTTACCTTGTTTAGTTGAGGATTTTGTTTTTACTACTAAGGGTACTAATTTAGGAATAAATTATCAAAATGGTGAATCTGTTTACGCAGGGCTTTACACTTTATACGAAGAGATAGTTTGGTTTTATCCAAAATCAGGAAGTGATTTTATCGACAGATGCGTAACTTATAATTATCAATCAGGCACTTGGACTACTGGATCTTTATCAAGAACCACATATCAAGATGCAAATTTATATGACAACCCCTACGCAACAGAATATGATTCCACAGGTGTACCGACATTTCCTACAGTGCAAGGTGTCACTAACATAAATGGATCAACAACATTTTATGAACATGAAGTAGGTAATAACCAGGTAGATGCATTAGGTAATAAAACTGCTATACCTGCATTTATTCAATCAGGAGATTTTGATTTATCTCAAGGTGGGGATGGTCAATTTTTTATGAGTGTTAGAAGATTTATACCTGATTTTAAAGTATTGACTGGCGATGCACAAGTAACAATTAATTTAAGGAGGTTCCCTGCGGATACATCAGCATCCTCGCCTCTCGGTCCTTTTACTATCAATAGTTCTACAGATAAAGTAGACACTAGAGCTAGATCAAGGTTTGCTAGTATTAAGGTAGCTAACACATCGACTGATCAAAGTTGGAGATATGGTACTTTTAGAGCTGATGTACAACCAGATGGAATGAGATAATGGCTAGAATAGATATAATCATACCAGAACCATCACCTGAATATGCAGAGGAAAATCAAAGACAAATAAACCAGTCTTTACGAACTATGCAAGATAAGTTAAATACATCTTATCAACAAGAGTTAAAAAATGAACAAGACACATTTAATTTCTTTTTATCATGACAATTCAATATAAAAACGCAGGAATAAATTTAACAACCACAGATACCACAAGTATTTTAACATCACCATCTGGTGCGAGATGTTTAGTAAAACAAATACAAGTTGATAATTCATCTTCAGGTCCAATTAATTTATCTGTGCAAGTTACTGATAGTTCTGCCTCTGCCACTTTTTCTATTTGGCGAAAAGCCATAGCAGCAAATACAGTTGAAAATATAATTCAAGAAACATTAGTGCTTGAAGAAAGTGATGTTCTTAAAATGACCGCTGGCACAGCTAATGAGATACAAGGTATTGTTAGTTATGCACAAATAGATAGATCGCAGGAAAATGGCTAAAAAAAAACCATTATTTGGTGTAAATACATATAAAGGTTCAACAAGAAAAAAAAGACCTGGTAGACATAAAAAAAGACTTAATAAAAATGAAAAAAGGATGTATAAGAAATACAGAAAACAAGGGAGATAATTATGAGTGATTTACCTAAAATACCTGCTGAAGCAAAAGAAATTATAAAACATAAACGAACAGGAAAAGTTTATGCTAATAAAGAAGAATTTGATGCTGATGTTGCAGATCCAAACACTGATACAACAAACGATGATTTTAGACAGGATTTAGAAATTAAAGTAACTAGAGTTAACATTGAAGCTCACACAAAAAAATAATGAGTAATGATGAAATATTAAAAGTATTTCCTACGATTATTCAAACAAGTGTTTTAGATAGCGATTTCACAGAGGAAGAAAAAAATTGTATTCAAGAATATAAAAAAGAGTCTAGTTTAGCGGTATGTAACAATGTTACATATGATTCTTTTGTTTTAAATAATCCAAAACTTTTAAGAATTAAAAATTTTATTAAAGATAAAATTAACAGTTATTTAAGAAATATAATATCGCCAACATCAAATAATAATCAAATCTATATTACAGAGTCTTGGATATCAACAAGCAAGCCTGGTCACAGCCATCATGAACATCATCATTCTAATAGTTTTTTAAGTGGTGTTATGTATTTAGAAACAATTGAAGAAAACGTAATTATTTTTACAAATCCTAATTTACAATTATTTCATTTTCAACAAAATCATAATGAATATAATTATAGACAAGCCTATTTTAAAACTAAGAAAGGCACTTTACTTCTCTTTCCTTCTCATATAAAACATAGAGTGCCAACTAATAAATCTGACAAAGATAGAGTATCTTTGGCATTTAACACTTTTGTAAAGGGAGAAATAAATAATTTAAATTTTACTCAGCTCACGATATGAAACCAAGAGGTGCTACGGAATTACAAATGGAAATGTTACAAAAATATGTTTCCAAAGATATATTAGACCAAGTTCAAATATGCACTTCTATACCTGGTAAAGTTCCTTTAGACCCTAACAAATTAAATATACTTTGGCAGAAGAATGCATACAACCAACCTAATTTACAAGAATTTTTTAGAAACAAAGATAGACATAAGGAATATGATTGGTATGTTTTTAATAGTCATTGGAACTATGAAAAATTTAGATATTATTTCGATATACCAACAGATAGATCAGTTGTTATAAAAAATGGTTTAGATTTTTTTCCTAAAAGAAAAATTTATAAAAAAGGTGATCCAATTAAAATTATTCATCATTGCACACCTTGGCGAGGTTTGAATGTTTTATTACTTGCTATGCAAGATATAAAAGACCCTAACATAACCTTAGATGTCTATTCATCTTCTAAAGTATATGGAAGTGAATTTAGTGATGATAACGACAAAGATTTTTACCCTCTTTACGATCAAGCTAAACAATTACCAAATGTAAATTATATTGGTTATAAACCGCATGAGTATATTAAAGAAGTCATGCCAAATTATGATATGTTTGTTTACCCATCTATTTTTGAAGAGACTTCATGTGTGTCAGCATTAGAAGCATTAGCATCAGGTGTACATGTTATTACGAACAACTTCGGTGCTTTATATGAAACATGTGCAGAGTGGCCGGTATATATTAGTTACTCTACTAATTACGAACAAATGGCTCAGGACACAGCAGTTGCAATAAAAACAGCTGCAAATTATTTACACGAAGATTTTATTCAAGATCATTTAGATGATCAACAAAAATTTTATAAAAAATTTTATCATTGGAATAAAAAAAAGTTTGAATGGACTACGTTTTTGAAAGGTGCTTTAAATGAAAAAAAATGATCAGTTTGTAAACGAAGATACATACCAGACTTTAACTGAATTGAATATAGATACAGAATTAAATGACAAGGCGAGAATGCCTTTATGGAAGAAAAAAAATCAAAGAGAAAGCAAAAAAGATTATTCTATTTTTGTAGCAACACCGGTTCACAGCGAATGCTCAATACACTACACACAAGCTTTATTAGAATTTCAAAAAATGGCATTAGAAAAAGGAGTTGAAACACAATTTTGTTTATTGAAATCTTCTTTAATTACTCAAGGTAGAAATTTATGTGTATCTGCTTTTTTAGAAAGTAAAAGAACACATATGTTATTTATAGACTCAGACATTTATTTTCCCTCTCCATCTATTTTTAAAATGATTGAAAAAGACAAAGAATTAATATCAATACCATATCCCTTAAAAACTATGATGTGGGATAAACTGTTTGATAAGATTCAACAAGGAAAAGTAAAGAAACCAGAGGATTTAAAAAAATGGTTGAATGCATATCCCATGAAAGTAAGTGATCCTAATAGTATAACTTTAGATAATGGTGTAATGGAAGTTACACATAGCCCAACTGGATGCATGTTAATAAAAAGATCGGTGTTTGAAAAAATGATAAAAGCTTATCCTGATAAAGGAATTGTTCAAAAAACAGTAATAAACGGTAAGTATATTGATAGACCACACTTGTGGAATTTTTTTGATTGTTTACACGATCCAGTAACTAAATCATATTTAGGAGAAGACTTTAGTTTTTGTAAGTTATGGAAAGACATAGGCGGTAAATGTCATGTCTATGTAGATTCTGCCATAGCTCATATTGGAGAATATGCTTACGAAGGTCGTTTTGGTGATGAGTTGATAAGCAAACAGTAAAATGGTAATATATGCTATAATTAGGAAATTAGTATATGGATCCATTTACAATAGCATTAGCCACATTTGGCGTACAAAAACTTAGAGGTAAATCAACAAAAAGAGCATTAAGGGATGCAGCCATTGTTGGAGGTGGTGCTTATGCACTCGGCCCTTCAGGTGCAGGAGTATTTCAAAATGTAGGGGGTGGAGCACCTTTTTCAACTATCACAGGACTTGGTCAATCAGCAGGTGCTAGTTCTTTTGCACAACAAAGAGCTGCGAGTGATTTAGGATCTTTTGCAGCAAGAGGTGGTGGAGCTGATTTAGCTACAACAAAAGCTGCAGATGCCACTATGAAAGCAGCAGCAACAGAAGCTGGAAAAAAGAAAGGCTTAAGTGCATTATTAACAAAAGCAAAAGAAAATCCTTTAGAGTCTTTCTTAATTGGATCAACAATTTTACCTTTATTAGGAGGAGATGAGCAACCAGAATTTAAACCACCATTCACCGAAGAAGATTATAAAAGAGAGTATGCAGAACAAAGTAAAAAACTAGAGGGTGGTTTTGAACCAGCAACAAATGTAATGCCTTCAAGAGCAGAGACATTTGGATCAAATATGTTTTATGCAAATCAAGGTGGTCTTGCAACTGCTTTACCAAAATATAATCAGGGTGGTGTTAATTATTTACCGTCTAAAGTTGATCATGATGAAAACGATGTAAATAATTATGTAAGGGCAGAGGGTTATGTTGAAGATGGTGCTGGTGTAGGAGATAAAGATGAAGATACAATGTTAGCACAATTAGCTGATGGAGAGTTTGTATCTCGAGCAGACGCAGTATTAGGTGCAGGTATTTTATCTGGTGCTGATCCAAAAAATTTTAAGGGTATGAGAAAAGCTGGTGCAGACTTTTTTTACGATCAGCAAAAAAAATTTAAAAGAATTTACGACATAACAAATGCAGCCAAACAAAATTAAAATAAATAAAAAAGTAGAAGTTCTTGAAGTTTTTCCAAACTTGCTTGATGAGTATTGGAACTTAGTAGATTTTATGTTGAGAGAGGGTTTGAAGTATGACGGAGAACCAATGAGTATAACTGATTTAAAAACTATGATTAAAAAAGGCCAGCTACAATTATTTATTTTTTTTGGCTCTGATGACGGGAAACAATATAAAGTATTTGGTGTTTGCGTCACACGAATCACGGCCCTTCCTAATTTTAATCAGTGTGAAGTAATTTTACTTAAAGGCGAGAAAAGAGAATTGTGGCAAGATGAACTTGCTGATACAATAGAAAAACTTGCAAAATCTGCAGATTGTAAAAAAATTGCAGTTCACGCAAGACCAGGTTGGCAACCCTTTTTAAAAACAAAAGGTTGGAGTGTAAAAAGATATTTATATACAAAGGAGATTAAATAATGGGTTTTATATTTGGTGGTGGTGGTGGTAGTAGTGCTCCTGCATCTACTTCAGGGACCTCAGTAGTTACACAAAGAGAAGCTCCTGGAGTTGAGGCACGAAAACTTTCTTTATATGATCAAGCAGCTGCATTAGCGGCAAAACCGGTATCATTACCAGCAGTACAAGTTGCTCCTATATCAGGCATAGAACAAGCTGCAATAACACAAGCAGGCCAAACAGGTGTGGGTGCTGGAACAGTTGGTCAAGGTATTAGTGCATTACAAGGGGCACAAGCTGCTCCAAACATATCTGCTTTTCTAAACCCCTTTCAATCTTTTGTAACAGATGAAATAACAAGACAAGCACAAATAGCAACAAACAGACTCGGTGCACAGGCTGTAGGGGCTGGTGCGTTTGGTGGTGCGAGACAAGGTATAGCCGAAGCAGAAATTGAAAGAGCGAGATTAGCAAACATTGGTCAAGCACAAGCACAAGGATTTCAAACTGCATTAGCTGGAGCTCAAACACAAAGACAACAACAATTAGCTGCAGGAACAGCTTTAGGTCAGTTGGGTGCGCAACAACAAGCAATGTCATTAGCTGATATTCAAGCCCAGATGCAAGCCGGTGGTGTTCAAAGAGGTATTGGCCAAGCTGCTTTAGACGCACAAAGACAAACAGCTCTACAAAGATCTTATGAACCTTTCCAAAGAATAGAATTCTTAAAAGGTATAATGACTAACTTACCAACAACACAGAGTACACTTACAGCAACAACGGCTCCCGGTGCAAATCCAGTTGGACAAGCAATAGGCGCAGGTTTGGGTGCATATTCTGCTTACAACTTAATGCAACCGAGGTAGTAATGGATAAAGTTTTAACAAGAAAATTATTTAAGGATCGATATTTTAAATCACTTAAACCTACTATAAAACATTTTCAAGAGGGTGGTTTAGGCTCATTAACTCCAAAAGAAAAAGCTATTTATGCAGCCACTCTTGCAGCACCATTGTTACAAGCTAAAGGTAGTGGTATAGGACCAGTATTCTCTGCATTAGGTGAAGGGTTTGGAAAATTACCAGCTACTATTTTATCTGTAGAAAAAGCAAAAGGCTCTGGAAAAGGTGCAAGAACTTTATCAGATGCAGAACTAAAACAGTATAATTTACCACCAGGAACTATTGCACAAATGAAAGCAGACGGTACTTTAAATATTGTTTCTAAACCATCGGCAGAACAAACAAAAACAATTCAAGGAAGTAAAAGAGTAAGAACAATTCTTTCAAGAATAGCTTCTGATTATGAAAAATTAGGCAAGCCTGTAGGACCAATATCTTATAGAACAATTGCTCCATTTACAAAAGCTGCAGGGACACAATTTTCAAAAGATTTTGCTACAATGAAAAGTAGAATTCAACAAGCAACTTCATTTGTAACTCAAGCTATTTCAGGTGCTGCAGTATCTGAGCAAGAAGCAGAAAGAATTAAAGGCCTTATACCTCAGTTAGGAGATACTGAAGCTACATTTGAAGCAAAATTATCTGCTTTAGATTCATACTTTGCAGATGCAATTGCAATAGCACAAGATAATAATGCAGACTTTACTACTGCACTAGAGATAATGGAAGCATCAGGACAAGGAGCTGAGAATTATTTAGATCTAACTGAAGCTATATCCGTAAAAAAAACTGACGATGGCTACGATGTAAGTGGGAGTTAATAATGGGTGAGATAGTTGTAAAAGGAGAAAAATTTTTAATTAAGGGAGATCAACCTACAGCAAAAGAACAATTAGCTATTGATACTGTTTTAGCTGCACAAAAAAAACAAGGTGGAGTTTTAAATTTTGATGATCAACTTAGATTACAGATAACACCTGAAGACGTTTTAAGTGATGCAGTAAAAGGTAAATATAATAAAGATACAGAAGATTTTTTAAGCAGTCCTACTTTTGGTAGAATAGTTCTTGAAGTAGGGTTATCGATTGCTGGTGGTATAGCTGGTATGGCAGCAGCTCCTTTTACTGGAGGTTCATCTCTAATAGGCACTGGTTTAGCTGCAGCTAGAGTAGCTAGAATAGCTAGACCCTTGTTAAATTTAAGTGCAAAAAAACAAAAATTTGTGGCGGCCACTGCAGGGGCTGGACTTGGGGGTGGTGCAGGTGCAGCGATAGCACAAACATTTGACCCAAGAGAAAGTATTGTAAAAGAAGTTGCAAGAGGTGTTGCTCAAGGTTCACTAGGAGAAGTCTTAGGATTTGGTATGGCTGCAGGTTTAGCTAAAGGTTATAATAAAATTACTAGCGCAAGTATTAAACAACTTGATGGTGCAAAAGAGGCTACTGCAACTCTTTCACGGGACACAGAATTTTTTAAAGCGTTAAAAGAAATAAAAGATACAGGCAAAATTAGTCCTGAGAAATTAAAAAAATTAAAAGAAGGTGTTAAGAATAAAAGAAGCTCAGAAATATTTGACACTGCACCATTAAGTAAAGAACAATTAGATATATTGACTACACCACAATTATCTTCTCAAGCTATTACAAAAGCTGGAGAATTATTAGAAGAATCTACTTCTCTCTTAGGCAAGAAAAAAATAAGTGCAGAATTAGCTAACATTAGTCCAGGTAAATTAACTGAAAATAGTGCAATAGAAACTCTAAGTGGTATTTCTGCAGCATCTATGTTTGGTGGTGGAGTTGTCAGAGCAGGAGAAAATTTTGCAAAAAGATCTACAATGCAAAATATAGATAACTTTGTAGATGCAACTATGTACAGTTTACCAAAAACTGGTGCTAGTCCAGCAGAAGTTAATATGACAATAGGTGAATTAATAAATTCACAAATAACAAGATCCCATTCATTATACCATGACACAAAAACAAAAATGTGGAATAAAGTTTCTGATGCAATAAATAAAAATTTAAAAAGAGCAGATGGCACTTTTGATCCTAAATATGATGTTGTTTACAGTGGTGTAGGAGCACCAACAAAACTAACTGTAACAAAAACTCCATATGGAAAAGAATCATTCACTGAAACCGTATCAGGATTAGAAAAATATATAGAGGATGTATTATCTCAAAACAGAAATGTTAAAGATAAAGAAATTACTGAAATGTTAGGGCCTTTATTAAGTGCTGGTGGCAGAACAGATTATCTTGATTTTAAAAATATTTATACATCGATTGCAAGTAAAAATGTTGGACCTACTGCAAAACCAGTACAAGCAGAATTAACAGCACGAATGCAAACTTTACTTAATGATTCTCCATTACCAGGAAATATTGGTTTGTTAAGACAAGATGCTGCTAAGTACACAAATCTAGGAGCAGATGCTTTTAGAAAAGGTGTCTTAAAATCTATAATGAATAAAGAAGTAGGTTTAGAAAATATATATAAAAATATTGTAGCATCAGGGGATAGAAGTTATTACAATAAATTTTTTGAATTTATTGACAAAGGAAAATTTAGTTATAAACTTTCAAATGGCGTTACTAAATCATACGATGTTTTTCCAAACAAAGAATTCATAAAAGATTCATTAAGAGGACAATTTTTTAAAGATTTTTTGAAAAATTCAATTGATACAAGAGGACAATATCCTAAATTACTTGCTGCTAATTCAAGAAAATTTTTAGATAATTATGATTATTTATTAAAAGAAGATTTTGGTTTTTTAACACAATCACAAATAAAAGGTATTAAAGAATACGTGAATAGAATTCAATTTGTTGAAGGTGCTTTAAAACCAGCTGGTGCTGCTGGATCTAATCCAGGTATGTTTATTCAGTTAAATCAAGCTGGACAAATATCACAAATGATTGGTATATTTGGTTTTGGTACAGGAACAATCGAT